TCATCACTAAGGAAATCATTGGCATGTTGGCACCACCAGAAGAAGTGCCACAGTTCCAAGAAGCATATATCAAGACCATACCTGATGTCGATGTTCGCAATCTAATGATGGAACAGACTTCACAAATTTATAGCCGCGATCTTGGTGATCAGATACCAAAAGCAGTAAAAGAAAATGATGATGAGACAGAATATGATGAAAAAGTCAGCGGCAACGAAGATTATGACGATGAAGGTGGATTCGGTGAAGCGACCAATTCACAGTTGATGGGTGGGCCTGGTACACCTATACAAAACGTTGGATTAAGTTATTATCCACAGCAAGCCGTCGCTGTACAATTGACAGGCATGAACACAGGAAGATAATACAATGGCATTAGCAGATACATTAAAAGAACAACTAGGCACATTAGAAGTCTATCGCATCAAAGCGCAAGGCTTTCATTGGAATGTAGAAGGCGATAATTTCATACAATTACATAAATTATTTGGTAACATCTATGAAGATGCCGATGATGCCGTTGACACATTAGCCGAACACATCAGAACATTAGAGCAATATGCTCCAGGTTCTATGAAAAGATTTTTAGAATTAAGTGCTATCGATGAGCAAGAAAAGATACCAAAAGATATGCTTATGGTAAAAGAATTGATCAAAGATAGCGAAATCATTCTAGGTCACCTCGATAAATGCTTTGCGGAGGCGACTAAGGATAATAAGCAGGGCATCGCAAATTTCATTGCTGACCGTCAAGCGGCTCATGCAAAGTATTTGTGGATGCTCAAAAGTTTCGCAAAGTAAAAAACATTCGTTTGTTACGATATAACTAAAGAGGAAATATGAGCGATTATCAGAATGAATTCGTTGGCAACGATACAGCCGAAGTTGTAGATGACGCAGGACAATCTACAGACGCTAAAGTTAATCCTGGTGCTATACGCAAGTCTACCACACATTCAATATTGAACGCATTGTCAAACGCAAGCGGTCAACCATTTGAGAGTGTAGAGGCTGCTATCGCATACATGGCAAGAACTGCGGCGCAAGCAGGTTCTGCACCCGTTGGCCACGCACAGCCAGTGGAACAACCATCACAGCGTAATGGTCGTGTCACCACAAATGATCTACATGAGCAGTTCAACAAACTTCAAATGGATCTTGCACGTAAAGAGCAAGCATTGCGTGAGAAAGAGTTGGATGGTGAAATCATGAGAAGCATGGGTGAGAAGTTCGATAGCGATTTAATGGATTATGCTATAAACAAAGTAAAGTCAAACATTCGTTGGAATGATGATGGCAGTTATAGCATCATAAATCAAAAAGGACAAGAACGTTATGCGATGGATGGTAATCCACTCACGATCTCTGGATTAGTAGAGGAAGTAGCGAAGGGTAATCCTAAGTTACTTAAACAGAGTAATCTAACCGGAGGTTCAGGTATGAGACCTGGAAGCAATTTTGCAGGAGCACCTGATGAAAGCATTCCTGACTATACGAAAGATCCTGCCGCGTTCAACGCATGGGCTCAACGTAATGGTCTAGGTAAACGTGTCGGACTCAAGGCTGCAACTGTAGAAGTACATGCACAACAGATGTCTCGAAAAATACTCTAATTGCCAACAATAGTATAACAGGAGAATTAACATGGCATATGTATTAGGCGGTCCTAACAACGAAGCCGATGGATTCACAACTGCAATCGCAAGTTTCGCACTTCGTGCAATGCATGAATCACAAGGTCTAGTTAACATGACTAACGTTGTTACACCTACACAGGGTAACACATTCTTAGTACCAAACTTTGCTCCAATCACTTATCAGGATTACAATCCTAATTCAAGTTCTGGAACATATGGTGTATTCGGCGGTAACGCTGTGGTACAAAACCCTGCATTGCAACAGGGTTCAATTACTGCAACACCAGCAGTAGCAACAACTGCATTCGATATTTTCTACGGCTGGACTACATCATTCCAGTTGGCAGCAACTCTCGGTGCAGAACTCGGCGATTCATTCGCTGAAAAGGTAGATCAGCGTGTATGTAAGGCTTTCTTGAGTTTCAAAGCAACTCCAGGAAACGTATTCTACACTAACACACCAGCAGACGGTTTCCCACGTATCCTCCAATTGGGTGCTATGGAACTAATGCAGGACAATCTACCACCTTCAACTGCTGGATGGTCAAATGGCTTCACAGCAAACAAAGTGCTTGAATTGGTTCGCTTAGTTAAGCAACAGTTCAAGATCGCTCGTATGCCTGGTAACCCAGTCATCGTACTTGACAGCAATGGCGATGCCGCAACTGTAAGCGCAAGCGTACAGAGTGGTTCTTCATTGACTCGTCTATTAGGCGAACTCACAGGTGGTGCTGTATCACAAGCAGGCGGTTCAAACCTATCTGCTCTTGGTAACGAATTGCTATCAACTGGCAAGATCGAAAGTGTTTATGGCTGTATGGTCATGTTCACTACATTCTTGACTAGTGCAAATCGTGTCTTCTTAGGTCAGCAATCAGCCAGCCCATGCTTAGTCGGTGCATACATCGGCGACAGCGCAGTATTCACAGTACTAAAAGAAGGCTTGCAGATCAAGACTGGTGAAGTCCCAGGTGGCTTACAGATGTGGTTGACTGGTGTCGGATACTTCGGTTCTGGCGTCGGTGACCTTCGTCGTGGCGGCGCAATTAACATCCTCCAGGCACCGTAATTTAGGAGATTAGATAATGTCAGTACCATATCAGCGAATCAGTAATGCTACAGTAAAAGATATAATCTTTTACGACCCTGCCGCTGAACGCCGTGCTGCCCAGATGCAAGTCAATTGGGATGACTACTTCCATGTAGGCTCACAAGAGATATTGTATCAGATGGAGTTCGGTTGGTGGCAGAAGTATTGTGATACTGTTATTGGTGCTTATTATTATACTAACCTTCCTAATGGACAATTGATTTCGTCATTCAATCCAAATCTATTGATCAAGAATGATCAGACACTAATACGCCTCGACACGTTCAAGGCAGTAGAGGTGTTCTATGAAAGTATTGTAACTGATCCATCTAATGTGAATTCGGTGGATCAGGCAAACTATGCTCATGCTACTCGTAGATATATGGCTGAATGGCAGAAAGCAATACAGTTGATGAACTGGTATAATCTATTCCAAGACGCTCCAGAAGGTCCAACTACCAAGTTGGAAGAGAATTGGACTGCGGATGTGGATTACTTCAACAATGATCGTAGGTACTTTTAATGTCAACGCCTTATCTTACCAAGGATGAGATATATGATTATCTCTATGCTGTGTGTTCAAAACTGAACCCACCCGTAGACGTACTCAAAACATATCCAAGCCAAGGTGATAATGTAGCATATGGTGTGTATATCAACAACTTAAATGCTGTTAATCGCACTCCATATAAACTAGGTCTACAGAAGTGTGGTAGCATCTATACTGTTACTGATGAATTCTATTTGATATTCGTCAGTTTTCAGAATGATCCTAACGCACCTGCTGTGACAGAGGCTATACAAAGCATGATAGAAGACAGTAATCTATGGCAGGGTTATCATGAAGTAGATTTCACGAACTCGGTCACATTCGGCTCAAGGAATAAGATTAGAACTTATGTCGTCAGCGCCAAGAGGGTCAATTTTAATATAACTGCCACTAACTAAAGGAGAAATCACAATGGCAAGAATCACAGTTAACGAGACAGGTACTAACCCATTAGTATTATTGTCAACAACTATAGGTAACACTACACAGTTGCAAGACGGTAATATTACTGCGGCTAACGTACTCAGCGTAACTTGCTTGCAGGATATCACCATCACATCAAGCACTGGCATATTCAGTTATGTGGACTTCTGTTCTAAAGACGTAAATAAGGTTACTACACCAGCGGACAACGAAATTAGCATGAACATCGTTATCGATCCAACTGCTTATTTCGGAGCAAACATCTCTGCCGCAGGTGCTAGCAACCAAGGTATTGCAAGTCTTTCACAGAACAAAGTTCCAGTACAGTTCTTGGTCGTATGGAACTATAATGCAAACATCGCAAACGTTACTGGTGGAAACATCCAGTCACTAAGCAATGTGTATTACAGTTCAGGAACAGGTTACATCAGTAGCCTCGCTCCAACAGCCGCACCAGATGCGCCGGTGTTCGTAACACCGATCAGCATCGCGGTAGATGGTACGATGTACACAAGACAAAGTTAATCTAGCGATAGATATGAAGGGGGTGGCAACACCCTCTTCATTTATTAATCAATGAAGGTGTACAATGAATGATGCAAACAACACATGGCTAAACACTAATGAAGAGAAACTTCGTAGCCTCATAGCCGATGAAGCAAAACTGCTTCCCATGCTAACCAACATGGAACATACCATAAGACAGATGAAAGCAAAGCAAGCGTTTCGCCTCGCATTGCTCAATCAACTTTTGGAAGAAGAATACGATAAATATAGTGGGAACTAATTAAAAGGAGATAATGAATGAAAATCACAGAATTAAAAGTCAAGCCAGAGTTAGTCGAGATATCAATCGATGACAAGTCAATAGTAGAATCATATGGTGAAGAGATCAAATTCTTCATGTATGATCACATCAGCATACCAAAATACTTTGAATTTTTTAAAGCGCAGAATGAAGGCGACACTAATAAATTGCTTGATCTGATGCGTGATATCATATTGGATGAAAAAGGTAAGCCTGTCATGGACAAAGACCATACATTACCTGTAGATATTTTCACTAACTGTGTTATAAAGGTGACAGAACATTTGGGAAAATCCGTAACCAAGAACTCAATCCAAAGGGAGACTGGAAAACAGCCATGATGTTAAACATAGGGCATATAGCAAAAACATATGGCGTCTTACCTAGCCATGTGATAGTGAATGCGACTACCTATGATTTAATGATCGCTGATGTGATGGGTGCTTGGGAAGAATATCAATATAATAAAGCGATGGGTAAGCCAACTATTCCTAATTATACACAGGAAGAGTTGATGAATATGTTGAAGATAGGAAAGGGAGAGAATGAATCCAATAGTTCATAAATTAAAAGAGATTCAAGTTCTTTTAAACGAAGAACATCTTGCCGATGTGGGCGCAGATTATATGCGCAAGATCACACCTATCCGTTCTGGTAACGCAAGACGCCATACTTATAGCGATGGCGACAAGATTAAAGCGGCTTATCCCTATGCTCAAAGATTAGATGAGGGTTGGAGCAAACAAAATCAGATCGGTCTCATCGATCCAACTATTGAATATCTAGAAAAATATATTGCTAATAAGGTAAAATAATATGGCAACGATAACAGATTTTTTAATTAAAATTAGAACAGAAGGTCAACAACTTGTTGACAAATTAGTTGCCACTACCAATAAATTAGACGATAATTTTAAGAAAGCAGGCGATAGTAGCAAGAAGTTTGGTGCTTCTATGCAGGATCTGGGTGGTAAACTACAAGGAGCCACACAGACCGGCAACATGTTTGTCGATAGCATGACAAATGCATTAGGGCGATTGGGCCCTGTTGGCATGGCTGCTAGTGTCGCCGCAGGTGCTTTTGCATTGTTAGGTCTTAAAACGATTAATGCCGCTGATCAGATACAAGATTTAAGCGATGCCACAGGTATCAGCGCAAGCAGATTATTAAATTTAAAACAATCTATCATTGAAAGCGGTGGTAGTGCAGAAAAATTTGAAAAGATAACACAAAAATTAACTGCCAATCTAGGCGATGCCGCAGAAGGTAATGAGAAATTACGCAAAGCATTTAAAGATTTAGGTGTCGATCTTGGTGATGCAAATGGTAATCTGCGTAACACAGATCAATTGTTACCTGAAGTACTAGAAGCACTTGCAAAGATAGAAGATCCTGCGCTTCGTAGTGCGAAAGCAGTAGAACTATTAGGTAAATCTGCATTAGGTATCGATTGGACAAAAGTCAAAGCAGGCAAAGATGCCATCAAAGATGAGCAAATCAAACAATTGGCAGAATATAAAAATGCCATGGAAGAACTTGCCAATGCTATAGAAAATAAATTGATAACAGCGTTTGGTAAACTTGCTATAGAGATTAAGAAGCAAGGTACATTCATGGGCACATTGAATTGGCTCAATGAACTGTCATTAGATTTACAAACTGCAACGATACGAATGATAGCAGGCGATGATGCCGCTAACAAGTATTATCAAACGATGAAGAAGTTGGCAGGCGTCAAGCCAGGTCAACAGCCATTGCCCCCAGGTGTACCAGAAAGCACAGCAGGTGCAGGTCGTGGTAATGTTCAACCACCTAGCGCAGTACCAGAAAAAACTGGTCAATTAGCGATGACTGATGCAGGTAAGCAAGCAGTCGCTAATGCACAAGCCCAAACAACTGCATTGAAAGCGACAAATGCTGAAGCATTGAAATATCAACAGCAATTAAATGATACGATAGGCATGCAACAATTGCAAGGTGATATTGAAAGAGCCAATCTTGCTATTGAAAAAGAACGTGCTACAAAAGTTGCTGAATTACAAAAACAGATCGAAGTCGAGACAAACAACAAAGAGCGTGATGCTAGAGTCACAGCCGGCATAACAGCAGAATTAAAGAAGCAAATCGCAGAAGTTAATGCAAATGCCCAGGCTATGAGCAAAGCCAAAACAGATGAATTAACAAAACTCCAACAGCAAAAAGACTTGATGGAAGATATCCTCATGTTGAATCAAATGTTGGCAAACGATGTACAATTAAAACAATTGGCAAATCAAAATTCATTGATAGGCGTGTTTGGTCAAGAATTAAAAGACAAACAAGCATTGATTGCCATAGAAGATGAGCGTGCCAATAAAGCAGAAGCAGCCTATGCAAAGTTAAGAGCATTGGGTAAAAATGCTACAGCAGAAGATATGCGCCGTGCTGATGAAGCAGTTGCAGAAGCACAAAGAGTCGCGGATCGTAAGGTAGAAATCTACAAACAAGGTCGTGAAAAAGAAAAAGCAGTAGAACAAGATTTTGGTAAAGGTGTAGAAGCAGCCGCGAAACAATATGAACAAACATTGACGCCATTTGACAAAGCAGCCAAAATGACACAAAGCATATGGCAGAATATGGAAAGTGCCATCAATAATTTTGTAGACACAGGTAAATTTAAATTCAAAGATTTTGCGGCAGCCATCATTAAAGATTTGATACGCATAGAATTGCAAGCACAAGCCATGTCAATCTTTAAATCATTGACAGGTGGCGGTGGTGGTAGCATCATAGGTAGCATCGTAGGCGCATTGTTTGGTGGTAAAGCCGCAGGTGGTCCAGTCGATGCGAATACACCATATGTCGTAGGTGAGAAAGGTCCTGAATTATTCATGCCTAAAACCGCAGGTAACATCATACCAAATGATAAGTTAAATGGTATGGGCAGTAAGAGTTCAACGACAACAGCAAATGCACCAATCACTAATAATTACAACACTTATAACATCAATGCACTTGATGCCAAATCAGTTGCACAATTATTCGCAGAGAATCGCAAAGCGATATTTGGAGCAAACAAGATGGCAGAGCGTGAGATGAGTTACGCAGGAGCAAGATAATGCCAGCAGGTTTACAGACAATCATAGATAAAGCAAGTGGTCTAGTCATAGATCGCAGAAAAGTCGTAGGTGTACAGATCACACGTAATGAGATACCACGCACTAGCCTCACGCCAACTAAACAGCCATGGCGCTTTAAATTGACAGTACCTGCAAGATTATTTTATTATAATAATCGTGATCTGATTGAAGCATTAGATACCATAGATCGTTATACACCACAAACTGTGACATTCAGCAACAATAGTTGCTTGAGTTGGATATTCAGATATCAAGGTGCTATGACTGGCGCACAGATAAGTGCTGTGACTGTACAGAGTTTCGTAGGCAATCAATTAGTATTGACTGGATTACCAACAGTAAGTGCCGGCACAGTATTATTTGAACCAAACGATCTTATACAGATCGGTAGTTATACATACCCATTCACAAGCACTACACAAATATTGCGTGGTGGTAGTAGCACAGTAACAGTCACTACCAATAGACCAAACATCATAACAAGTAGCGTAGTCGGCGCAGGCATAACAGTAGGCAATGCATGTACGTTTAATATGTTCTGTCCAAATATGCCTACATATAAATTAGTGCCAGGTGGTTATGTTCCCGGCACATCAGGCTCTACATTAAATAATGCGTTGATAGAATTCAGCGATGATTTTGAATTATATGAATGGGTTGGCGCGGCATGACACAAAATATACCAGCAGTTAATAATACTGTACAAATAAATAGCGCAGAATTCGTTAAAATGACCATCTATAACGAATACCCATATACGCCTAGCGCCAACCTAAACGTTGGTCAAACATATATCATCAAGACATCAGGTAATACTAATTGGACTAGCATAGGTGCAAGTAGTAATGTCGTTGGTACATATTTCACAGCGAATGCCAATGCCGCAGGTACAGGCACAGCAGCCAATGTAGAAGTATTGACATTTAGTTCAAGTTATCAAGCAGAAACTATAGGTCAATATGTCTATGATCCATTAGGTGGCTTATTGAGCGTAGGTAGTCAGACTAGAAATCTACGTGCTACATCAGGCGATACTACCATAGCATTGAGTGGTATAGATGGTAACAACATTTATACTGTATTATCTACCAACATCAGAGGTAGCGAAGTAGAGATATTGCGTGGCTTCTATAACAATAACATGGTATTATCTAACACATACCCAAGATTTCGTGGCATAATCACAAGTTATGGTATCAGCGAAGATCGTGAAGATCGTGATGATAATTTCACAGTAAGCGTTAGCGCCAGCAGTTATAAGACTGTGTTAGAGAATCGCATAGCAGGTCGCAAGACTAACAAAGAAAGTTGGAATTATTTCGATCCAACTGATACTAGCATGGATCAAGTCTATGCGTTATCAGGCGTGAATTTCGATTTCGGTGTCACACCAAAGACAGGTACAGTAGTGCCAGGTAATGGTGGATTCCCAAGCAGTCCAGGTGGTGGCAAGCCTGGCTATGATCCAGGAGATGTATATCAACCATGATCATAAGACCTGCAAACAAATTCGATCTACCATATTTCATCAATCTGATACATCGTATCAATGACAATGATGAATTAGGTGATGTCGTACAAGGTGAGTTAGATGATATGCATCTCAATACCATATTCAGCACAGTATTGGCTGGCGCCGGATTATGCTATATCGCAGAAAGCGATGATAGAATAGGCATGATACTTGGAATCATAAGCCCTAACATGTGGGCACCGCAATATTTGTTCATGCATCAGATTTTATATTATGTAGAACAAGATTATAGAAATACCCGTGCAGGATATTTGCTTTTTAAAGAATATGACAAAGAATGCCAAAGATTAGTAGATCAAAAACGCATACATCATGTCACATTGACTGCACCAAAAACATTCATCGACATGGATTTCGGTCGTTTTGATTATGAATTAAGCGAAAAGACATGGATTAAGAAGGGTATGAGACATGGGTAAGGTCGTCAAAGCAGTATTCGCAGTAGCGGCAGTAGTAGCGGCAGTAGTATTGACAGGCGGTACTGCTTTAGGTGCTGTGGCTAGTACGATAGGTCGTGCATTAGTCACAGCCGCAGTTAGTATTGGTATAAGCAGATTAGTCGCTAAAAGAGCCACGACGGCAGCAGATGCAGGTAATGATGGTGGTGCTAGATTTCAATTACAACCTTCTACATCAAATAAATTACCCATAGTCTATGGTACTGCATTTGTAGGTGGTGCAATCACAGATGCTATGATAAGTTCAGATCAACTAACCATGTGGTACGTGATCGCATTTGCAGAAGTATCTGATAATCAAGGCGGTGGCGGCGGTAGTTATACATATGATACCAGTAAGATTTATTATGATGGTAAATTAGTGCAATTTGGTACTAATGGTGCTGTGACAGGATTGATAACAAATACTACACCTGCACAAACAGATACACGTTGCAATGGATTCTTAGACATCTATCTGTTTACCAATGGTAGCAGTTCAGGTATCAATACAGGTGGTCAAACTGCCGCACAGATATTAAGCACAACAAATGGTGTGCCCGCTGCCAGAGCATGGGGTGCAAGTCAAACTATGACCAATTGCGCATTCGCAATCGTCAAAGTAAAATTTAGTAGAGATGCAGGTACTACTGGATCAGGAGAATTGATGGTCAACATCAGCAATAGCATCACTAAACCAGGCGATGCTATACTTGATTATATGTTGAACAATCGTTATGGCTGCGCATTACCCATAGAAAGCATCGATACTGCAAGTTTAACTGCATTGAACACCTATAGCGATGAGTTGATCGATTATATACCTGCAAATGGTAACACGACTCCACCATTACCACAGCAAGCAAGATATCGCATCAATGGCCCATTATACACAGGCCAAAGTTGTTTGAACAATCTACAATTCTTAGTAGATAGTTGCGATAGTTGGTTGCAATATAGCGAATTGACTGGTAAATGGAAAGTTGTCATCAATAAATTGTATGATGGATATCCAACAGTAAGTGGACTATATGCTGTCAATAGCAGTAATTTGATAGGCGGTATAGAAGTAAGCCCAATCGATCTGAATGAGACCTACAATCAAATTGAAGTCGCATATCCAAACACGAACATCAAAGATCAAACAGATTATTACATCATCGATCTATTTGACACAGATCCACAATTATTGAGTCCAAATGAAGCAATCAATAGGTTAAATCTTACATTACCATTGATCAATAATGCTGTGCAAGCAAGATATCTCGCGGCAAGACGCATATATCAAAGCCGTGAAGATTTAGTCATAGCATTTAGATTAGATTATAGTGGTATACAATTAGAAGCAGGTGATGTGATTCGTGTCACACATGAGGTATATGGTTGGACTGACAAACTATTCCGTGTCAATACTGTAGCAGAGACTAAAGATCAGAATGGTAATCTGTTTGCAGATGTGCAAGCATTTGAATATAGCGATGCTATCTATGCTGACGTAGTTCAAGATTATATTCCAGCATTCAATACAGGATTAAAAGATCCTAATGTAATTTCACCACCGTGTCCACCTAGTATAACAACATTTACAGATAGTAATGCATTAGTTACAGGTTTCAATGTACAAAGTTGTGTTCCAGAAGAAGGTCTTGTGTTGTATATGGATTTTAACTATGGTAATAGTAGTAACGTATTACAACATAGATTGTATAGAACGGTACAACAAAGTAATGGTGTGCCATTCACAAACAGTCCTGATATAGCGAATGCTAATGTAACTACTGTAACTATACCAGTTAATGATCTAGCCGCAGGTAATTATTATTGGAGTGTGACTGCCAGAAATGATACATCAGGTAGACGCAGTAATGGTAGCAATTTGTTTTCATGGGCAGGTGCGAACATACAACCATATGATCCTAACACAGGCAATGGTGGTATAACAGGTAATCAAGTACAAAGCAACACGATTGGATTCAGCAATCTAAGCAATAACTTCATCAGCACACAAGCGATAGGTGCATATAATTGGACTGTGGGTAATAGTATTGCCAACACGATCAATATGCCTGCTAACATTGCTAATATAGGCAATATCAGCACAGGTAACTTCCAACAACCATTATATATAACCAATGTGTATAGCGGTGGTGGTGGATTATATCCATTCTATGATGGTACATCAAGCATAGTAGATTACTATCAAGCGAATAGTACAAGTTCATTTAATCCAATTGGTGCTGATCAATTAGCATTGGTTAATGGAGATTTGAATTGGTGGGTGGCTGCTTATAGAACTGCTACTAGCAATGTGGATCCTGGTTATTATATACGTGTTGAGTATAACAGTCAAATAGTTAGTGATACGGATACTACCATACAAATGATTCCATTTACTAGATCCAATGTTACGCCTGCTAATACATTCTTAGCAGATACAGAAACGCTGTACACATATGATCTATATGCAGGATTACCATATAGAGTCAATTTTGCGGCAAGTTATACAAGCACTAATAAATTGATTGCAGGTGGCGTAGTCATGAGATTATTATCGACTGCGAATGTTGTCATGGTTAACGGTAGTTTTGGATTGAGTAGAGGTAAGACATGAACCACATACATGTAGATGATTATCTATTCTATAAAATATTAAAATTAATCGATGATGGGGACATCCAAGATGTCATCGATTATGCAAAAAAAGAAAATGTATTGGGTGAAAGAATCAATACATGGCAACGTTGTGTTACCGAAAGAATTAAAGAAAGATTAGATCGTGAGGGTCTAGACTATGAAATTGTCAGACCCGAATAAATAATATATAGGAATAACGAAAATGAGTCTATTACTAAACGGCGCGAAAACGATGACGATAGCAGGCACACAGATGCAATGCTTGGAAATCTATACGGGAGAATCGTATACATTACCAATATCGTTCACAGACAGTAACGGCAATCCTGCAAATGCACTTGTACCAAATGCATGGGCATTGAGTGCTACTGCTAATTATTATACATTAACTGATGTCACATATACCAGTGATAATTCAGTTGTGTTAGGTAATTTGACGCAGTTACCAAGCCCAAATGCTAATGCTTATACATTAGTAGCCAATTGGAGTAATGCACAGATAGGTCAAGGATATTTGTATATCGGTAATAACATCACCAATACAGGTAACACAAATATACCACAAGTTACATTAGCAAACAACACGGCTAACAGCACATTGTTCTTGGTGACATTGAAGGTCAGCAAGCAAAGCACAGCAAATGCAAGTCTAGCAGATATCAATCGTGAGCCAATTGGTTTTATAGTAAGGTACCAATAATATGTCAGAAATCAACGCTAACATAGTCGTTGAGCCAATCGATTTGACTATTAGCACAAATAATAATCAGATCGTTGTAACGCCTACGGCTCTCAACTTGAATGTATTCACTAATGATAGCGCGCCTGGCGGTTTTTCTGGTGATTTACAATATAATGCTAATGGATTGCTTGGAGGTATACCCACAGCAAACTATGTTAACGGTAATCTGAAATTAGGTAGTAGCAGTAATCTAAAGATCACTGGTGGTGCCAATGCATATTTCTTACAGACAGATGGTACAGGTAATCTAACATGGGCGCCAGGCACAGTAGCACCAAGTGGTAATGGTACAAGTGCCGGTGCCAATAATCAGATACAATTAAGTGATGGCGCAGGTAATTTCAAGGCAGCGCCTGGATTCACATTTGATCCTTCTAGCAATCTATTCACAGCACCTGGTGATGCATACATTGCAGGTAACATGGTTGCTAATGGTAATGTGCAAGGTACATATCTATTAGGTAATGGTTATTATATCACAGGTATAGATCCAAGTCAGATCAGCAACGGTAGTACTAATGTAAAAGTATATGCTAATACCATAACATTTAGTGAGAATGGCAACGCCAACGTTGTCACTATAGGTCCTAATCAACAGATGACAGTCACTACCATGAATGTCAACAGTTTGGCTAACTTCTTTGGTGCAGTTGGATTCAACGCACCTGTGACGATAGGTAGTAATTTAACTGTTTCAGGTAATTTGATAGTCGCCGATATCATCAATGCAATACCCATAGGTTTATCAGCACCTTCATTTACATTTGATGGTAATGCTACCAATTCATTAGTAACTACTAACGTAAATGTGACTGGTAATATTACCGCTACGGGTACATTTATTGGTAATGGATATACATTAACTTCAATCAATGGAAGTAATATTACAGGTATAGTACCTAGTGCTAACGTAGCAAATACAGTCGTTAATGGATTTCAACCAAACATCACCAGTTTAGGTAATCTAACAACATTAACCATCAATAGTGGTAATAGTAATAATTTTAATACTACATTTGTTCCTATAGGCGCCGGCTTAAATACAGCCATTGGTTTATTCTCATATGTACAGATAGCCAATTTAGGTACTACAGGTAACACAACTAATACTGCTGTAGTAATTGGTGATCGTGGTACCAATAATTTTGCCATAAGAAATGATGTATTTGCAAATATAGGTGGTAACTTATTAAGTGTAGCATCACAAGGTTACAATTTAACTGGTGGCAATACTACAGATAAAGCCGCACCAAGTTTATTGTCATGGAGTATATTTGATACCAATAGTGACATAGCCAATGCTAATACTGCTACTGGAACTTCATTACAAGTAGGTGCTGGTATCGCCGTGACTAGAGGAGCACCTATCGATAATTCAGGTGTGATAGGTACATTCAGTTATGGTGGTAATGCCACACCTAGCGATAGCACTGGTCTAAGAATGACTAGACGCCGTGGTAATGGCGCAGTTAGATTGAGTTTACAACCAAATGATTATATCGCTAACATAGAATGGCGCGGTGGTCAAGCAAATGGTGCATTACCCACAGGCAATAGATTTGCTAAGATCGGTGCGAAAGTAGATAGCACTTATGTAGCCAATACAGCGGCGCAACCAGTAGGTCTAGAATTTGTAGTAGTCAATAGCACAGCAAATATCACACATAGTTTCTATAGCAATGGTGAAGTAAATTTTGCAAATAACGTTACTGCAAGCAACGTTACTGCAAATTATTTTATCGGTAATGGTAGTCAATTGACAGGGTTACCTGATGTAACAGGTATCGCTAATGGTAGTGCTAATGTAAGAGCATTTCTTAATGCCAATGTAAGCATTAGCGCCGGAGGTAACGCAAACATACTTGTTGCTACAGGCACAGGCATTAACATCGCAGGTACATTAAATGCCACTGGGGTGATAACAGGTAATGGTAGTGGTTTATCAGCATTGACAGGTGCTAACGTTACTGGTACTGTTGCCAATGCGACATATGCGACAAATGCAGGCAATGCAACAACTGCAAATACTGCAACGACTGCTGGTACTGTAACAACAGCCGCACAACCAAATATCACAAGTGTTGGTACATTAAGTTCATTAACTGTAACAGGAAATACCACTAGCAATAATTTTATAGGTAGATTGGCTAATGGTAATAGTAATATTGCTGTACAAAATAATGGTAACATATTATTATCTGCATCAGGTGCAGCCAATGTTTTAGTAATTTATTCTGGTGGTATTGAGGTAGGTTCAGGTAAATCTTGCAATATACTTGGTACAGCAAACATCAATACATTGATTGCTAATACTTTTAATATTAATTCATTTACTACGGATAATTTAAATGTTACCGGTAATAGAATACATTTAGGTAATGGCGCCGGCGGCTTTGGTGCTAATATGGCTAATGATTCTATTGTCATAGGTAATCTTGCAGGACGTGGTGCAAATTGCCTTGAATCTGTTTATATTGGTTATAATGCAGGTTCAAACAATGCAAGTACAAGATCGATAGGTATCGGTTATCAAGCAGCCTTAACCAATCAAGGTCAAAGAGCCATCGCCATAGGTGGGTTTGCAGGAAGTGGTACACAAGGAGCAAACTCAATTGCTGTAGGTTATTTTGCAGGTCAAACAGGTCAATTAGGTAATGCTATTGCCATAGGATCAAATGCAGGTCAATCGGCTCAACAATCAAGTGCTATAGCATTAGGTCAATTAGCGGGGCAACAAGGTCAAGGAACTTATAGTATTGCTATAGGTACAAATGCAGGCGCTAATAATCAAAGTGCTAATGCTATCGCTATAGGAACTAATGCAGGATATCCAAATACTCAAGCAAATAATTCTATAGTATTGAATGCTAGCGGAGCAAATTTAGATGCACCAACAGCAAATGCATTGTTTGTTAAACCAATAAGAAATGTCACAGGTGATCCTGGTTTCACAGTTGCGTTGTATTACAATCCAACTACTGGAGAGATAGGTTATAAATAAAAAATAACACCCAAACAATGCGAGGTAGTGTTGTTGGGTCAATAATGCGAGGAAGCAGAGATGGCAAAATTCAGTCAAAACACGCTCAATCAAGTCGGTGGATTTGATGGGCAAGTACTAGCACAAGAACTAGTATATGGTCAAAAAGATTTCTGGAATCTAGTATGGAGCAACATCACTAGTTATCCAAGTGGTTGGCAGACAGGCACTACTCCAATCAATCTAACTGGCGCAACGATAGATGCAACTATCATACGCAGAGCCATCACAAACTTTCGTGATAGTCGCACAGGATATGATTTTGTCATAAGCGATTATCCATTAGTCAGCAAAATAACTACCATAACAGGTACAGAACTAACTACAAATCATTTGACATGCACAAGCACAGATGAATTATTCATAGGCATGCCAGTACAATTCAAAGGCTCAGTATTCGGTGGTGTAGCGATCAATACCACATATTATGTAAAAGAAGTCATCGATGCGACTACTTTCACTATAAGCGATACTAGAGGCGGTGCACCAAATTACACGCCAGGTTCAGTATTTGTATTGACATCAAGCAGTGGTAACATGACTATGAATCGCATAGAAGCGTTACCCATAAGTCTATCGATCACCAATCGTGTCGATAGCACAGGCAGTTTTACTATGGTCATTGATGAAGAAACATGGGCGACAATAGGTCGTGATAGTTTGCAAGTCACGTATTCAGGACTTCCTGGTGATCCTGATCTAGGCATCAATGCAACTGATCCAGCATGTTTCACAGGTCGTATCAAGATTAGTTTTCCTGCAAGTGGTAATACACCTGCATATGATGAAAGCATATTCTTGTTATTCTTGGTAGCAAGCGATGGCGTATATAATTAAGGAGACATTGACATGGCAAATCAAGTAAGTGTTAATGGCTCAGGCGTCGTACAAGTCAATA